CAGAAGTTGATGGTCCTTGTGATTCATTAGCTCCTCGTCAAGTTTGTGCTCCTCGTAATGCTCTTCCAGAAACAACTCTTTACGTTCCACTTCAATTCTGGTTCTGTACCAACCCAGGTCTAGCTCTACCATTAATTGCTCTTCAATACCACGAAGTCAAGATTAACCTTGATATCAGACCAATTGATGAATGTCTATGGGCTGTTACTACTCTAAGTTGTAACGAAGATAGATACAGAGCTGATACTGAAGCTGCTTTACGTAAGGGTGATCAATATGCTCCAGGACGTCCAGTTCCAGCAGCCATCGCATACAACCAATCTTTAGTAGCTGCATCACTTTACGTTGACTACGTTTTCCTTGATACTGATGAACGTAGAAGATTTGCCCAAAACCCTCACGAATACTTAATTACCCAACTTCAATTCACTGGTGATGAATCAGTTGGTTCATCAAGCAACAAGATCAAACTTAATTTCAACCACCCAGTAAAGGAACTTATCTGGGTTGTTCAACCAGATACCAACGTTGACTACTGCTCATCCTTGACTTGTGATGCTCTTTTATTCAGAGTTCTTGGCGCACAACCATTCAACTACACTGATGCCATTGATGCTCTTCCTAACGCAATCCATGCTTTTGGCGGACCCAACTCAGTCGCATATGATTCCAATTCATTCATTGATGGTTCCGGTTTGTTCAACGATGCTGGCGCAGCAGATGTTTACCCAACCGAATTCTGGAACAAAACCAACAACTACAGTCAACCAAACCTTGGATACAATAATGCTAACAATGTAGATGGTCCAACAGAATCAGCAGTCTCAGATGCTGGTACATTCGTTCTCAGCGAAACATCCTTGGACATGCACTGTTGGGGACAAAACCCAGTCGTCACCGCTAAGCTCCAACTTAACGGCCAAGATCGCTTCTCTGAACGTGAAGGATCTTACTTCTCATGGGTCCAACCATACCAAGCACACACCCGCAACCCAGATGAAGGTATCAACGTATATTCCTTTGCTTTGAGACCCGAAGAACATCAACCCAGCGGCACATGCAACTTCTCACGCATAGACAATGCTACCCTTCAACTTGTTCTTTCCAACGCCACCGTTGAGGGAACCAAGACTGCCAAGGTACGTGTCTACGCCACAAATTACAACGTTCTCAGAATTATGTCGGGAATGGGTGGGCTCGCGTATTCTAACTGACCTGGATACTTCCATCTTCTCTACACTCTGGTTTATCGTGTCATTTTATTTATTTTTTATTCGGTTTAATAAAATAATTTAATATTATATTAAAAAATTATAATATTAAAATTGATTGCGAAAAAGCTACGTAATATAAATAGTATAATATTATAAAAATTAACTCATAAAAATGTCAAACGAAGCACCATTTTATTGTAAAATTGTATACACTACTTTGTCAAAGAAATATACAGTTCCGACAAATTCTACCATAACTGAATTTAAAAATATAATTGAAGAATGTATCGTTAGAGATTTTCGCATAAATAGCGCATTTAATATTGAGATAGCCGAAGCTGGAAACTCTGATAATGTGAATGGTCGAGATGCGGAACTATATCCAGCTTTACAAGATTCTGAAGAAACCCTAGCCCATAAATATAATAATGATTTCTCAGGTGTTGCGTTTTATATTCGACCTATTCTTATTGGTTTTGATTATTTTGTTAGATACAACGATTACACAGTATCACCCTATGATACATTTTGATATTATTATCTATTATCTATAATTGTTAAAAAAAGTTTCTATAAATTTTTTATCAACTGGAAACCAACACATAAAGGAATTTTTCCCTACCCCTTCATAATTTGACTCGCAACTTTTATAAAAACGAAATTTAGCTACGCTTTTTTCCATTTGCGTTAGTTTTTTGTATTCTTCCATAATTTCCATAATTTCTATAGTAGTAATAATATCTTGAGACGTTTTCTCAAATCTTCTTATAAAGTTACCTTCTACATCATAAATATTCCAACAAATTCCATATATAGTTCCGTCATAATAAATACCCATATTCTTATTATATATAAATTTATATATTTTGTTTTTACTCCATTTCTGCTATTTCTTCTCCGCTATATGTTTCATCTCTTTCTCCACTATATGTTTCATCGCTTTCTTCGCTATTAGTACCATCATGAACAAATTCATTTTCATTGTCGTTTTCTTGATAAAAGTCTTCATTATCTTCAATTTCTACATATTTATTATCCTTCCAAACTACTTTTTGCGTATTAAATAATATATTCATATTTTTAATTTCTGGTTTATCAGTCTCTGATGTAAATAACTTTAATATTTGTTGATCGTCTCTAAATCTTAAAGTATATGTTTGTTGAATGTTATTTCGACCAATTCTTCCCATAGCCTGAATAATCTTTTCCTGAGTTAAATCCAAATCTTTACTCAAATAACCGTGACAAAACTGATAATTTGTACCATAAATATAATCACTCGATGCTATAATCATGTATAACTTTTGTTCATCCGCCAACTTTTTCATAATTTCAGTATATGTAATATTTTCATGATTAATAAATACTCCAATACCCATCATCAAAAGAACTTTCCAAGAATTATCCACTCCCTTCAATGCCATAATATCGGATACAACTTGGTCATCGATTGAACTTGTAAACGCTCCGGTAGAACTCATACCTTCCGCCCATTTATCTAGATGCATCTTTTTATTAGGAACGAATGTATCATTTAAGGATGCGTTTTTTATCATTGCTCTCAAGGAATTTATCTCATTTGTCAATTTAGATAATTCTCCTTTATTCTCTTTTTCTGGAATTGTATCTCTATTAAATTTCTTCGGATCTTTTGAAGACTTGTTCCTACCAGAAACCTTAATGCCTTTATGAAATTCATTTACTGTATTTTTTACTCGTTTTTCAGTTTCTTCTTTTATTAATTCTACCTGGGATTCGGCTTCAAATAATCTTTCATTTATTACATTATTATAATCAATTTTCTTCATAATTTCTTCCATTATAATAGAAGGAATATTTGCTTGTTGAATACAAAATTTTGCTATTTTTTCGACTTCATTTGAAATAAATATTGTTGGGCCGTCAGTAAGTGTATACGAGTCTTTTGTGGTTACATAGACGCCAGATGTTCCAGAAGAACCAAAAGAACCAGAAGAACCATTAAAACTTGTTTTCGTTGAAGGCAATACTTGTTCCGACGCTAATTTCATAATTGGAGCGCCAGATAAATTTTGTTTTGTTATTGAAGACAATGAATGTGATGGTGTAACACCCGGTCCCAGACTCCTACTCTTTGTAATTTTATTACCCTTTGGATCAATATTATTATTTTCAGATATTCTAGGTTTTCGCATTTGAATAAAGTGCGAATAAATTTGACTCCAATTTTCAGGATTGATATTTTGTAGCAATTTAATATAGTAAATCTTAACATTTTTCATATTAATATCATCCATTGTCTCAAAATGCCTGTCAATACAAACTCTGTTAGACGCAAAATTATTAGAATTCACGTAACTAATAAAGTCAACAACCTCTTTTAAATCGAAATATCTAAGAAGTGTTAAATAATTTTCGCAATGTTTTGCGGTCTCTATCATTTTTTCATAATTTTCATGTAAATAATGTGGCAAAACCACAAAACCGTCTTTATTAATTATAGGAATTGACTTTTTACAATCATGGCTAACAATATTACATATTTCAGCCCCAGGAAATTTATTTAAGAAATCAGGTATGGTTTCGGATAATTCATTTTCCTTAGGTAAAGTCGCAGATGATAATACTACAGTTGGTATTACATTTTCTTTCCAATTTCTTTTAATTGTTTTATGAAATTCGTGTTCTTCATAATCAAGCGCAATAGTAGGCTCGTCCCAATATAATATTATATCTTTCGCAGAGAAGAATGCCAACATATAATACATCGCAGGCAAATAAGATTTAATATCACAAATCATGATCTCAACCTCGTCTCCCACGCTATTATCAACTTTACCAATTCCACCAGTACGCTTATTCTTGGAATATTCTTTCGCCGCAAAATAATGTAACCGAATGTCATCCGCGCTAGCACAACCAAACGCAAAAGCAATCTTCTTTTTCACGGAAATAGCAGCTCTAGCTAATGCCAAACCAACGTGCCTAGCTGCGCAAACAAATATTATTTTCTTTTTTTCTGAAAGCGCAATAGGTGTCAATGTTTTGCCGGTTCCAGTAGGCGCCATATATAGTATTAATTTAGGATTCGGGTTTTTACAGGCAACGAATATTTCTTTTTGATGTTCATAAAGCATCATATCTCCATATTTCAAAAGGCTCTCGTTTCTCTCTATAAATTCGACACCGTTTTCTATAACTGTCGATAATTGAATTTTATCTTCAAATTTATCAAGTACACGTTTTGTCAATTCTGTAATGTGACGATTGAGACGTATAATGTTGTTTCTAATCAATTTGTATAATGTATAGTAATGAAAATGAAATAATTTTGTTGTGTCTGTTTTGCCTTCTTTTTGATCTTTGTTGTAATAATAAATAAATTTCTCCAAATGAGTTAATAATATAAACTCATATATGTCATTTTTTTTAATGGATGAATCGTCGTAACGTTCTAACCGCGCTCTATCAACTGAATTCGGTTTAATTTCCGAGTCAATCTTCATAGGTTTATATTCGTTATGAATTTTCTTAATTTCTACCTCGATTTTTGTAGATCGTTCGCGTAAATATTTGTTATACAAATAGTCTTCCATTTTTTCGGTATACTCTATCTTTAAAAACGTAAAGATAGAATTGTTATTATTAATTTTCACGTTTACATCATGATAACCAGCGATTATCAAATTTAATATATCTATCTCAGCTTTGGATACTGAAACCTCAATGGAACTCCATTCAGTCTTATTTAGTTTTCTTTGTTTTAAATCCATAGTTGATGTAAGTATTCAATAGTATGTTGTCCATTCTTTAAACTTGTTTTTTAGATTCAATTTTTTAATGTATAAATAAAATTGAAACATTAGAATTAGGAGAAGATATAACTAAAGAATATATATTATAAACTATGACATCAATAAACAAAATTAACTATACAATTGTCAGCATTGAAGGTAACATTGGATCCGGGAAGTCTACGTTACAAACAACCTTGAGAAAACATTATGAAAATAATCCATACGTAGTATTTTTAAGAGAGCCAGTTGACGATTGGGAAAAGATTAAAGATGAAGATGGAAATACAATTCTTGAGAAATTTTATGCGGACCAAAATAAGTATTCGTTCTCGTTTCAAATGATGGCGTATGTTTCAAGGCTAAAGGTCCTACGCGATACCATGAAAGATCTACAAAAGTTGCCGGATATTGAAAATAAAAATGTAGTTATCATAACAGAACGAAGTCTTTATACGGATAAATTGGTTTTCGCAAAAATGTTGTTTGATTCTGGAAAAATTGAGTACATTAATTATCAAATATATTTGAATTGGTTTGATACGTTTTCTGAAGAATTTCCTATACACAAGATTATTTATGTGAAAACAAAACCCGAATTATGTCATAAACGAATAAATGTGCGTTCAAGAGATGGAGAGTCAAATATATCTTTAAGTTATCTTCATTCGTGCGACTTATATCATGAAAATATGTTGAACTCAGAAACAGAATTCGTTTGTAATGATCAACTTGTTTTAAATGGAAATGTTGATATTTACGAGAACCAAACACAATTAGATGAATGGATTAAACAAATCGATGACTTCGTCGCAAACAAAAGTGAAAATAAATCATAAATTATGAAGTCGACTAAACAAAAGTGAAAATAACAAAAGTAAACTAATAAAAATAACAAAAGTAAACTAATGAAAAATATAGTGTTATAGTATATGAGTATAAACTACACAAACGACAATACCATTATTTTTACTTTAGCAAGAATGAATCCTCCAACTCCGGGCCATTTATTTTTAATAAAAAAACTAATTCTGAAAGGTGTTGAAAAAAATGTAGATACAGTTTATACTATATTATCAAAATCAAATGACGATAATGAAAATCCTATTCCGTGCCAACAAAAGATTGATATTTTAGGTCAAGATAAGAATGTAATAGATTCTATGACGTATACTTTGAAACAACAAATGATTTCAGAGACCCAAAAAGA